ACCATAACCACTTGCCAATGAAATAGCAGGAGTAGCACCACCACTAGATGCAACAGGAGAAGTGCCTGTTACAGAGGTGACTGTGCCTGTTGTTGGCGTAGTCCAAGTAGGTGTAGCACCAGTGCCAGCAGAGGTAAGAACCTGTCCTGCTGTGCCTTGACTACCATCAAAACTTGTTGTTCCAGTTACACTTAAATCAACAAAACTACCATTCTTAGGCGTTGTTGCACCTATTATCATGTTGTCCATATCGCCAGCATAAGTAGGAGCAATCTCAATTGAGTTAACGCCTGTAGGCTTTATGTGGACATGACCCGTACCTGTTGGGCTAATATCAATTTGTGCATTTGTTCCATTGATATTTGTAGATACATTCAAAGATAAATTGTCTCCACCACCAGCACCCATGCTTAACTGGGTCGTACCAGCAGAGTTTTTAAGGTTCAAACCAGCCGAATTTGTTGCCTGAACAGTCGGTGTAGTAAGACTTGTAAGTGTTGCAGTTCCACCAGTAATAGCTACAGAACTAGCATTCTGGGTAGACATCGTACCCAAGCCGCTAATGTCAGTATTAGATAAAGTGATAGCACCAGTTCTACCAGCAACGCTAGTTACCAAGTTGCTTTGGTCAATCTTCTGCCATACAGAACCATTGAACAGCAACCAATCGCCAATTTGCCAATCAGTGATGCCGTTTAAGTTGGTAGAGCCAGCAACATCAGTAATGTAGTAATAGCCGTTTACACCAACGCTGCTTGTCAATGTAGGTGTATTGGTAGAAGCATTCCAAGTGCCTTGATAACTCAGTCCACCAGCTACAGAAGCCCATGAAAGAGCAGTTCCATTGGTCGTTAGATACTTACCTGAGTTACCCGTCTGACTAGGAATCAGATTGGTAATCTGGGTCTGTAAAGAGGCTAGAGTATCAAGTACAGACTGAGAAGTGCCGCCACCATTAGTAATGACTTTAATGCGTTCAGCAAGATCAGGTGCAACAACTTCGCCAACATTAATCTCAACACCCGTAGACAAAGTAATGATAAGTGAACCATCAAAATCAATATGAGCATTGGTGACAGACACGCCATCAACACCATCCACGCCATCAATCCCAGCTTGACCACTCTCACCTTTTTCGCCTTTTGCTCCATCCCTGCCGTTTTTTCCGTCTTTTCCATCACGACCATCCTTGCCATCAATACCATCACGCCCGTCTTTAATAGTAGACACACGCTTTTCAATAGCATTGCCTACATCATCAAAACGGCTACGGATGTCGGACTCAATCTTCTTGAGTGCTTGGACAACAAGATCAACATTCTCGCCAATCTTGCGCTTTTGAACTTCTTTGGCTTGAACAACAGACTGACGAACAGAATCCAAAACAGCCATTTGCTGTTCAGGAGTCATGTTCTTAAGAATTAACTCTTTGGCTAGGCTTTCGACATCCATTATTGAGTACCAGTTTGGGCTGAATTTAACTGTTGGGTAAGTTGATTCAAGAAGTCTTCTTCCATTCCTGAAATCTTATTGTTTTTCTCAGCCATTTGCAATTCAACAATCTTAGACTTGTTTTTGATGTCTGCTTCCTTCAACATCAATTCCGCAATGCGAACTCGCTTGTCAAATTCCTTAGAAGCCAAGTCATCCTCATTAGGAAGATTCTTAGTCAGGCTTGCACTCATCTTTGCCTGTACTTCTTGCGGCATTAACTGCGCTTCAACAGACAATTTAGTAGCTTCAGCACGATTCTGCTCTGCTTGAGTGGTACTAACAGCAATCTGAGCCTGTGCAGCTTGCAAAGCCAATTGCTGTTGCATCTGTTGCATCTGCTGTGCTTCAGGATTAGGCTTGCTCATCTCATCCAAAGCCGCCATCATCTCAAATCTGTTGCTCAAACTTGAGTTACCAATGATTCCCTTGAGAATAACTGGCAAAACAGGTGTATTTGGGCCAAGAGTCTGCAATAAACCAATGAATTGCTGCTGCTCATACTCACGAGCAATGATGCCCAATGTGGCTGTAGGTATGAAATTCATGTCAACAGAAGGATAACGCTCTGGGTCAAACTGCATGAACCTGAAAGCAGCCTTCTTGATGAACGGAACAAGGAAATCTTCTTGGAAATTCACCAATGTACGCTTGTATTTCTTGATAATCGAGGCAACAGCCATCGACATACCGCCACCATCACGGCTAGACTGAGAAACCATACCATTAGAGTCCAGCGTACCAGTAGCTTGTAGCAACATACGCTCAAAATCTTTGGCAGTTGCTAGGTTATTGGGGTCGCTTTGACCAAATTTGAAGGGATACAGAATCTCATTTGGGTTGCCATTGGTGAGAATAGCCTTACCAGCCTTAATCTCAAACTTCATGCCACGTGGTAAGCGTGTGGCATCCATAGCAACCATAGGGGCAGTGGTCAAGGCAAGTGAATCCAAGTGAGCGCGAGTCTGAGCATCAATAGCTTTTTGCATATTAAATGCTTTTTCCACTGTTCCACGACCCAACAAGCGGTTCGGAACTGTATCGTCTTGGTACGACAACACAGGTCTGTCTTTCATCATGTAAGGGTTTTCTTCAGCTTTGAGCAATAAACCATCGTTGGCAATTACGACAATGGCTTCAACCAAATCTGAGTAATCTTCAGCGGCTGAATTCTCAGGAAACAAGTCAACAATGTCTTTGTTTTCCTTCATGTTGTTCAAATACTCACGAGGAACTAACCCGTAGTATGTCAACAACAACACTTTCTCGTCTTGGTACTGGCTAACCTCTTGGGTAGGCTCTAAGTCAGTATCTTCGTAGGTGGGCGTGATGTCTACCTTACGATAGATGCCTTTTTCAATACCTTGCACAACCTTGTGGATTGAGACGTATTTCTCAATAGCCACGCCCATACAGTCATTGACGCTAGTACCATTTGGGTCAAACAAGAAGTTCTTAGGATTAACAGGCACAATCTTGACAGCAATGCGCTCACGCTCTAGCACACCAATAGCTGCCTGACCTTGCATATTAGGGATAGGTTGAGTAGACGGGACATACTCTGTCTCAGTCATCACAACAATCTCGCCAACACCTGTTCCATAGATTTCAGCCATCAACTCGATCTGGTCGATAGATTTTCTGATTTTGTCTTTCTTGAAGTCTTCCATCAGTTGAGCCTTAATCAACTCAACATCTATAGGGTTTCCACCTATATCTTGGATATTGTCTTCAATGTCAAAGAAGTCGCCTTGACCAAAGATAGCTTCCATGATCTCTGCGTGGCGAGTCTCAACAGCTTGTTGGGTCGCAGGAGTAACGATACGGCTACGCTCAGACTCACGGGTCTTGTCTTCAGCAGCCCACTGGCCTCGGAAGATGCGCTCATATTCCAGCCAATCAGGAAGGAAGTTTGTATCTCTGTAGTCACGCCACTTTGTGCAGTGATCGACAACAAATGCCGTTAACTCTTTATCAGCCTCAGTAGGCTCATAAAATTCGTTTTGTTCAAGTTTGTCAGTTGCCATTTATATTCCCGAAATAATATCTAGAGGCTCCCACTCATCTTCTTGGTCGTCTTGGAAGTATGAGGTAACAGCCAGTTGGTCAATGTAGGAGAGCGCATCAGGCAAGTCATCGTGAACACCATTTGCAGGGAACATCAAAAGTTGATCTTTGAATTCATCCCAATCTTCCTCGGAGTTCAGCACAATACGCCCATGCTCAAACCTGCCTTGGAGACTCCAGATAATTCTGTCAGCCTTTTTCCTGTTGCCATGCGTTAAGTCAACTATGTGGGAATATACATTATTTTTCCGCATTAAGTCTGACAAATATGGCAAAACTGCATTTTTTAATGCGCCTCGCTCAATTCCAACACTCAAAGGGCGATATTCACGCATCTTCAGCAGAATCGTGGCAGCAGTCTCCCTAATGTCCCACCTGCCAAAAGCAATCTCTTTGACAAACCACTTGCCATCATCAGTCACCTTGACAACAGCAATAGCAGTCTGGTCTAGCCTTTTCTTTGAATTTGCCGCCTGTCTAGCTACTTCCTCAAATCCAGCCAAGTCAACAGCTACAAAATAAGAGCCGTACTCAGGTTCTTCTCCGTACTTAATCCACTCCTCTTTGAAGACATCGCTACCCGCATTGTCGAAAGATGCCATATACTCTTGTTTGAAGGCGAAGCTGGAAAGGGATTTCTTCGCGCTCTCGATTTCGCTTGGGTCGATTAATGGATTATCTTTAGTAGTAAAGTGCCAACTTTTCCAATCGGAATCCTCCTCCGACTGCCCAAGTTTAAATATGTCATAGAAAAAGTTGCGACCTTTGGGAGTGCCGATGAACATAGCTCGGCCTTTCTTATCAGACAGCGACGCACGAATAACTTGTTCCCATGCTTCGGGTTTGATGTCTGCAACTTCGTCAAGCACAGCATAGGTGAGAGACACGCCTCGCAAAGTATCGGGTCTGTCTGCACCTCTGACATAGATTTTGGCTCCGTTAATCAGGGTTATGTCCATGTTATTGATGTGGCTTGCAGAGATAACTTCTCTACCCAACTCCATCAATACATCCCAAATAATCTGTCTTGCCTGACCATTGGTGGGCGCAACATAAAGCACAGCAGAACCAGCAGTACACTGCAAACCCTCAATCAACAGGGTGATAGCTGAGAGCCTAGACTTACCGCACCGACGACCAGCAGCAATTACTTTAAATCTTGTTTTATCAGCGAAAACTTCTTGTTGCCAAGGTAGGAGGCTAAAGTTGAGATCAGACATCTTTGCTTTCTATATCTTCAGCTTCCACTGTGTTCTCACCAATTGATACGCCACCAATGCCTGAGATCGTAATGTTCACAGCACTTCTCTGATTCTTTTCTTTCTCAAACAGAGTAACGGGAAGCATCCTATCCATACACAGCTTCAAAGCAGCCATCTGAGCAGGGTGGTCGTCATCAAGGGCAATCTGTACTGTTTTCTGTACAACATTGACTCCAGCACTGTTTATCAACAAGTCTTTGAGTTCTTTGACTCGTTGGTTCTCTGTCTTGGGTAGCATAGCTAATGGCTTGGCATCAGCGTATTTAGCCATAGTCAACTTACCCGAACCTTTTGGGCGACCTTTAGATTTCTTTAAGATATCAGGGACTGCATCTATTGCGTTCATCTTTTGTCCTATAAAGGGAAGAAATACCAACACGACTGGGGACTGTTCACATAAAGCAGTGTTTACCAATTTTGCAATTGAACAACAATTCGTTTCCCATAACGGCGCTAACCCGTTACCAATCCCCATGCGTCTTGGAAGTTAGTACGCACTTTACATGAGAACGGGATTCTTGTATAGTGCTAACAAACGGGGGCATCACCCACCCCTCTATGCGGTTGAGCCGACCAAATAGGATAAACGTAGTGAACCATGTGGTACTTCAGTAAAGAGTAATCTTGAACAGGGCCTGTTGCGTGGAGTGTTTAGCAGTGACAAGCTAATCACTAACTTAGATAAACGAGAGGCTCTCCTTTATTGGATATCCCGCAATCTCGGGTGTCTACCCTATCCTACACAACTACCTGTCTACTAACCTAATCCAATCCAGCTTGTTTGTGTAAAACGCTATGTTTGGCTTTTCCAGTGGGA